TTCTTAACAGTAGAAGCATAGATTGTGGTGGGTGTAAGTAACTCAGGAGTGTTTGCCCATGCTATCTTATGCCTCCATAACATATCATTGATCAAAGTATATCCATTACTATGGAGTCCACTACTTGCTATACCAATTATCTGATCACCTTTTTTAATAATCTTACCATCTACTATCTCATTCTCCTCTACAATACCTGTACAGAAACCAGCAAGATCATAATCACTCTGCCTAAAATGCTCTGCTGTCTCTCCACCTAGGAGTTCCACTCCTGCTATCTCACATCCCTTAAGAATACCGACCATAATGTCAGCAACGTTGCCATCAATCTTCTTAGTAGAAACATAGTCCAAAAAATATAATGGTTTAGCACCACTACAGATCACATCGTTGACACACATCGCAACGAGATCTATACCAATAGTAGTATAATCATTAGCAACTCTTGCTATATTCATCTTAGTACCGACACCATCAGTACCAGATACTAATACAGGTTTCTCATATCCAGTAGGAACCCTCATGATACCATTAAAGCCCCCTATACTGGGAGCTTTAAGTTTGAGTTCTTCTACAAAAGCATTACCTGCTTCAATGTCAACACCAGAGGTCTTGTAATCCATTAGATAAATCATCTGCTGCCATTATAGCAGCAATCTTCCCTTTTGTCTAGCCCTTAACAATCCTTCTTACCCTTATAGGACATTATCTTAGCAACCTTCTTGTTCACATATTTTTTCTCTTCTGTCTTAACTTCACCACACTTACCATCATGTCCCAATGGTTTAGAACAATCTTTGCCCTTACAAACTTCTGTCTCTTCATTTGCTCCAACAAGAGTTACGTCCCTAACCTGAGCACCATACTTAGGCTTCAATCCTTGAGGATTTGTAGGTGGTTCAGCACCATTAGAGGTTGACTTTGGATCTTTCTTACTAGGATCATCTGCTACTCCCAATTCTGGAATAGTAGGTAGTCCAGTGGACTTATCAAATTCTATAGCAGGTAGTTCTCCAATAGCAGTCTTAAATGCTGCTCCTTCTCCACCACCTTGCTTCTGTCCAGTAGGAATCTCTTCCTCCTTAACAGTCTCCTCTCTATAACTGCCTTGGAATGTGTCACCACCCATCCAGTTCTCATACATCTTCATCAAACTTTTTGAATACTCATCATTTGCTGTGACGGTATTAACGGCTCTCTGCTTTTCCATTTTAAATAATAGACAGTCCTCTAAGGTTTATTTATATCCCGAATATCCTTTACCCACGCACGAAACATCTCTCCACTCTCTGTAACACAGATAACATAGTTCACACCTGACCTATGAATGGTTCCTTTTTGTCCTGTAAGGGCATTCATTACATAGTCACCCTCAACAAAGACCTCTTTCTTCCTATAGTTCTGTCGTAAGGCCTGCTCACGGATCTTTTTAAAGTCCTTCATTTAAAATTCTTAGGTAGATTTAATGATATCTCTGCCATCATTTTAGCACAATCTTGATCACTTAGATTAGGTATACCAGCACGAAATGCTTTAAAATCACCAACAAATGCTGCTCTCCTCATCTTAGTACCAGATATTGAAAACGTGTCACCGTCTGCATCCCTCGCACCTGATGACATAATCTCTAATTTACGAAAGGAAAAATCTTTATCGTTACCATTATACTTGTGAAGGAATTGCATAGCCTGAACCCTATCAGATCCTACGAGAAAGAACACCTCATCATATCCAGCCATCATTAAATCTTGCATGATAGCAACAGGTTCTCTAGGACCACTGTGAATCTTACCTTTATGTTCAGGGAACATCTTATTCATCCAGAATAACTTTCTGTCTGGTGGAAGTGGGTTCCTACCCTTAGTATCATGTGTTTGTGATATGTAAATACGATAATCATGTGTTCCAGCAGTGCGTCTAACACCTCTAAAGTTGTCCCTATGACCACTAGTGGGTGGTTGGAACCTACCAAACGTAAAATAACACTTGTTACACTTTAACGCCATTGCTTTGCCAAAGTAAAGTTGATGAAGGAGAACTCCAAACGATTAACAAACTTAATCATATCACCATCTTTATGTAGAACATATCCTTCTGGGGCAGTCACCTTATATCCATTCTCAGTCTGAGCAAATGTCCTAAAGGTTTCAAGATGATCTAACTTATCAATCACCATCTTCTTAATCTCTTGCAGTTGTTTATAAAGACTAAGCATTGTCTTAAATTTAGATTCATTATCTCTCAGATAATTCTGACTATTATGAACTAACTTACTCTTCTGTGCCTTAGTTCCTGCTGTCTTTATCTTATCAAGCATGGTCTTAGTCTTATCATAATAGAAATTATAAAGATTGGCAAAAGTCGTATCAACATTGGTAATAGTATTTGATGCCTTTATCTCAGCATTAAAAAACTGCTTTACATATGAAGCAACATGCCACTTTTCATCACCTGTACTCCCAGTATACTTGACTAACTCATCAAGAAAATCTCCACACTTCATACAATCACTCTCTATAGAAGAAACCATCTTATCAAAACTCATTTCTTCTGAATGATTCAATCCTACCTTATGCATTGGTGTATCATTGTTAATTACAACAACATCAGAATTATTTTTAAAATTAGTAGCAGCTCCTCCTCTTGCCGTCATAGTAGACAAATCATATCCATCTCTTTCACCCCTATAATGAGTATGAAATACCACTCCAATCTTTGCTTTTGAAATTCTCTTACCAATCTCATGGTCTACAGGGATACCATAGGTAATAGTATTGGGTCTAAAAGTATAAAGTCTCTCACCATGCACATTCTCTTTCTTCACAGTAGAAGCAGTAAACATTAAATCACCCTGTATGACACCCGTTATACCAAGATTTCTAAAGTATTGAAGAGACATCTTTAATTTCTCTGCTAGATCTCCTTTATACTCAAACTTATCAACATCAGATTCTGTATAACATATCTTTGGTTCAGTCTTATTGAACACAGATTTAGTCCCAACAAAAAATAATCCATTAGCAGGATCTTTACCACATATAACAGCAGGAGCACCATCCCACTTAGTCTGCATGTAACCTGTACTGTTATCACATCCAAGCATCTTCCTTAGTTCCTGTAAGAAACCAACAGCAGCCTTACATCCCTCAACTCCATAGTTGAGCATCTCATCTTCCAGATGTTCTAAGTGTTTTAGTTGAGTTACGTTAGCCATTATGATGATACCTTTAAGAATGGTGCTGACTTATCTGTTCTAGAAGCAGCATATTGATATAATCTACTTGAAACATCATTCCTTTCAGCACTAGTTCCACTCATTACAATATCAACTACCTCCAACCCAAGAAATTTAGAGAATTTCCACTGATGTTTTTTAGCACGATCTTTATTATCTGCACTCTGAACTCTCTCCATAGTAAGTTCTTCTGATACCCTTGTTCTACTAGTATTTCTATGCTTATAAAGGTTTCCTCTATCACCCATCACCACAACTCCTTTATTTCTATCAGCAAGATTATAGATGCTCTGATCTAAAGTGCTTCCATGTGCTGATCTTTTAGCACTATCAATATCATGGTTCCTATAACATCCATTACCTTCACCATATACAGCCTCAAGAATCCTATTCAAAACACCACCACCAACTCTTCCTCCTTTAGCACCAGCACCAAAGGCACTTCCACCTACAATTTCACCCTGCCAAGTATTACCTTTACCACTAGTATCTCTCATCTGCATTTTAAATCCTTGGCCATCAAAATAAGTATCAATAGAACCAAACATACTATTAGCACCACAAGAAACAAAGGATTTAGTTGGTCTCGCTTCACCCATATTAGTTCTTTCTAACCTTGCTGAGTTTGATGTTACTTTCTTTAAGGATACACCGATCAATTTTTTCTGAGTTACGAGTTCCATCAACAAACTATTCCAACCTGCAAAGTATTCTTCAAATGTTGTTACAGGTGATGATATAGCACAGTCACACAACCATATATCTGCTGGAGTCCACTTATTAACATCAGCAAAAGGTTTTTCCTCTCTATCATTTACAACTTTCCAGTGATCATTGATTGCTTGAACAAAAGCATTGCCATGATACCAATGGAAACTAGTATTTCTATACCTCACATCAGCATATAATGCATTGGCGGTACGAATACTAGACTGCATCCAATCAGGATTATCCATCAGATATTGATGAATATCCTCCATACTTTCTTTAGTCTCAACATGATTACGAACACCTCTAAAATCTTCTAAAGTGCATCTATAATCATCTTGTATGGGACTATTCAAACTATATCTAAAAGCACCAACCCAACAGGCAGCACCTTCAAACAAATCAGTGTTCTCTGCACCTGCACCAGAACCACCTGTACTACCAAACTCTGCTGTTTTTACTAAACCAGCAGGAGAAATCTTATATTCTTTAGTTTCATTACCAACTACTTTCAATGCAGTTAATATCTTACCCTCGTTACCTCTCTTCTGATACCTTTTAGAAAAAGAATCTCTACTACCAATAGGATCATCAAAATCAAGTCTACCATCAACACAATCCTGCATATCCTTTAAGATATCAGAAGAACATGTAATGACAGCATTAGGACCAGCAGAACCAGTAACAGGAACTGCTCTCCTTTCTTCTATGATATTAATAAGAGTAGCTAATCTCATTTGCCCATCACGGATATCACCGTATTCAGCAAACGACATGTTGTTAGCCATACAACTAGACTATTACTATCTTAGTATTTAGATTACCATACCGTGCTCTTCTCTCAATATCTTCTTATATGGTCCATCAGGGTTAGCATCTCGTACTTCCTTAACCAACTTCATCTTCTCATACAATGGAGCAACCAATGGTTCACCAGAACTCTTACGTGACTTCCATAGTTGTCTCACAATAACTTCTAATTCCTTGTCATCAATAGGGAGATCCATCCTCTACCTCCTGCTCATAGAATACTTGATCACCATATCCGATCATCAACTTATTCCACTTACCACTTTCTAACTGCTGAAAGACTTCTAAGATTGTTTCCTTTGGTTGTGAATCGGTACTCCATGTTCTCTGATACCAATCATTACCATCATCATACTTATACCCTAAGGCCTCTATCTTACCAACAAAGCAATCCTCTTCATTGTCATCAACAGTACAAACTACCTTGTCAGGATCCCACTTAGGATCCTCGCTAACAAACCAGTTATAGATTCTATCTTGCCAGTTCATCTATCCCCCTTTGCTCTAACTTCTGATTTCTCTACAGAGAATGAACCGCCTGGATAACGCTTCTCAAGTTTCTTAACGTTACCTCTGACAACATCATCAAAAGGTATGTCCAAAGCAATGCAAGCTTGTGCAACATACCAGAGAACGTCACCCAACTCAATAATAAGATGCTCTCGGTTATCGGCATTCCAAGGTTTTCCCTGGAATACCATCTTCTTAACGATCTCAAGAAATTCACCAGACTCAGCAGCAAGCCCAACGCCAGCAGTGGTAAGACGCTCAATAGAGGCACCTTCTCTGTCAAGAACACCAAGACGGTCAGCAAGACTGACAAAATCCTTACTACTATCGCTTGTGACAGCATCCACGAACATAGTGTACTTATCAAAATCTACAGTCATAATTTATACGTTCCATTCAGCGAACTTAGATAATCGGTTTTTAGTTTCAGAGAACTGAGGCATCTCTTCTTCCTTTTCATCCATTACAGATGTGTCTTCTGCAACATCATACAGCCTCATCTTGGATCTGTCAATACCTATCATAAATTTTCTGGAATTAGTGGGATCATTGTACCTGTTTTTGAGTTGTTTAACCATGATGCGACCCTGTTGCTCAAGCTCCTCAGTGGATATAAGGGCAAACATAAGATCAGCAGTGGCAGGTAAGCCAAAAGACTCAGAAGTATCGGTAAGATCAGGATCACTACTCCCAAAACCAGCACGAGTAGTTTGTGTAGCTGAAACAATAGGTACGTTATTTTCCACAGCAAGACCCCTGAGTTCCTCAGCAATCGCCTTGACATACGTGTATGAATTAACAATCGCACCTTTGTACCTCGCACTTGCACATATGTTTAAATAATCAATGAATATTATATCTGGTTTGAAATCTTTCTTGAGAGATAGATCAGATAAGAGTGCCTTGAAATGTCCAGCATGTGCTGATGCAGTAGGGTACTCTTTTATTATGAGTTTGCCCTGTGTTTTACGAGCAATCTCATTCACCTTACTATTATACAACACTTCTGGTAATTCTGCAATGTCTCTTATATTACAGTTCAAAAGATTTGCGTCAATTCGTTCAGCAATTTTCTCCTCTGCCATTTCACATGTAATGTAGAGTACGTTCCTGCCGCTTGTGAGGCAGGAGCTAGCCACATGGCACATGAATAAAGACTTCCCGACACCTGTACCAGCAAGAGCGATGTTGAGAGTTTTATTAGGGAGACCACCTTTTGTAATATAGTTAAACTTTTCCAAATCAAAGGGGATTTTTTCCTCTTTCCTGTGATAGAAATCATATCTCTCTTTAGATTGTTCAATGTAGTCATGTCCGATATGTTCATCAAAAGAGACAGCCAAAGCTTCCTGAAGGATGTTAGGTATAGCACCCTTGTCTAGCTTGCTGTCTCCACCGTCAGCAATCTTGATAGATTGCATCAGAGCAAGGTATATAGCACGATCTTGACACCACTTTTCTGTGGCATCTACCACCCAATCCTTATCAACCCAGTCATCACCATAATTCTTAATTTCATTAAGACTTTGTTGAAATGTTTCGTCTGTCAGGTCATTACGATTTTGTAAATTTATATTTAAAACTTCCTTGGTTGGAGTCTTGTCATATTTTGTAGAAAACTCTTGTATCTCCTCAAATATAACCCTCTCATGGAGGTCAATAAAATATTCTGGTTTAACAAATGGCACTACCTTACGATAATACTCCTCATCACATATGAGGTTTCGTAAAATAGTTTCTTCAATACGTTCAGTCATTGTATAAAACGGAACCACCCTGTAGAGATATATTTGTCACATGTATAAACTGGATTACCACGGTGTACATGTGTAAAGTAAGCTGGCCATATAACACATGTACCTGCCTTTGGTTGTATTCTAACACC